AAGCAAAATGAATGGGTCTTTTTGAAAGAAAATAGGTTGATGGGTAAAATGAAAAAAGGGGGAAATATGCAGCGAACTGGAGGATTTCGTGAGGGTGGCGTAAAAACTTTTAATTTTGAATTCAAACCACACACGACATGAAAAACACAGGAACGCATTTCACAGAATACTATCAACGAGGAAAATATTTAGGTTCAATAAATTCTTATGGCGAACTAACGAACGAACAAATAGGTTACGTCAACAGGCAATATATGAAAGACGGATATGTTCGGCTGAAACGAAAGCACGTTGCAACAGAATTAGACCCTATTATGATGGTTCGTTACAATATGCAAGGACGATAAACAACGGATAAGCAACGGTGGACGAAATGATATCACAGCCACACGGTGGCAAGCTAAAAAGACTTAAAAAAGGTCAAAGCGGAAACCCAAACGGGCGACCTAAAAAGCTGGAAAATATCCTGCACGATTATTTCTTTGCCGAGCATAACATGAAATTATCAAAGTCACAGACACAGGATATGATTCAAGTTATATTGGGTAAAACCAAATCCGAACTTGTGGAAATGGCCAAGAACGAGCAACTTCCATTTTGGATTAGTCTAATCGCAAAAAAAGCAACACGCGATTATGAGAAAGGAAGCATCCACATTCTCGATGTTCTATTTGACAGGGTTTATGGGAAACCCAAAGAAGAACACGAGCACAACATCGAATCGAATCAAATTAAAATCAGTATTAAAGACTTTACGAAATGAGTTGTTACAACTGTGGTGGCTGCGAACAGACGGCTACAATGAATATCTGTTTCGAGAACTTCATCGTAACGGGGTTACCGAATAACACTTTGGTAAACCTTACGTTTGAATCAAAGGCAGACGGGGCTATCCTGACGGCATCAGGAACCACATCGGGAACCACACTTACAATCGCATTCGATGATATGCCACCGTTCATTCCTATGGTAAGCTACAAGTTGACATTCGACAAGACTTGGACGGGTGGCGACTGTGCAATCGTTACATTTGCCATCATGAAGAACGCTGACGGTATCGCTTCGGAAACCAACGTGACATTGACCGTTTGTTAGTGTTTCTTCGGGAAATCGCTTAATAACTAAAACTTTAGTTGATGGAAATAGCTATAATCATTCTCACATCGGTAGTAACAGTAGGGGCGCATATCGCAATCAAAGAGCTATATTGGAACTACCTACTAACAAAAGGCTTTACACCGTTCACGGCAGACGCTGAATTGGAACGTATCTACTCAGAAGCACCTTGGTATTTTAAGCCGTTATTCGTTTGCGTAACGTGCATGGCCTCAGTTTGGGGTTTTACTTTGCACTTCTACCTACATGGTGAGCCTCACTTGTTCCCGATAACAATATTGGGGGCTGCATTCTTAAACACATTGTTCTATAAACTTGTTTCCAAATGATGAAGCCGATAGTAATACCATGCACGTTCTATTCAGCAAATGACGTTGAAAGGATTGAGACATTTGAGAAAATGGACATCAAGATTGATGATGACGAATTGGAAATGGAAACGAGAAACGTAACGTTCTACACCGTTGACAATGTTTATCAGAACATGGACAAAGAGGAAACAATCATTTGGAGTGGTGGCAATCCTTTTTACACGAGAGTTGACATTGACCAAGTAAACGCGCTGATATGTGGGCAAGAATTATAGGCGAGAAGCGTCTATGCGAGGCATATAAGGAAATCGCTTCAAAGAAGGTCAAAGAAGGACTAAAGGCGGAATTTCAAGACGATAACGGACGTTGGTACTATTCATTCCGCGATGAACAGGATGTGCCGATTGCACGACTGGCAGAGGCACATACTCATTTGCAGTACATGACGGCAGGATTAAGCGGTGAAACGTTTGACAAGGTTTACACGACCCTTAATGAACTGTTCGCAAAAGGTGAAATAGTAAAAGCTGGCGCGGTCATTGCAGACCTTATCGACCTGAATAGAAAGATAATCAACTTCGATGCTATTGTCAATCTATTGGCGGTTAACTACGTCCGTGAAGACGAGGATGCAAACGTTGTCAACCAATCCATTCACGCGGAGAAGTGCGACTACTTGAAACGTGAAACCGAACAAGGCCGCTTTTTTTTTCAACTGCCGAAGTTCGCCAAGTTATTGAACGGGCAAATTCATTCCAAAGAAGAACTGGAGAACTACTATCAAAGCTATCTAAGACACCAAAGAAACCTGTTGAAAAGGTGGTCTATACTGGCTTCCGAGAACTTCACTCAGCAATCCAACGCGAACGGTTAGAGTGGGTTCGGTTCTTGCGCGAAGTTATGTCCGAGGACGCGCATCATTACGAGTTGATACGGTCAATGTCACGCGGCGACTTTTTGTTAGAATTGGTTAACTTTGTTAACTTAAAGTCCAAAGATGGCCGACCAAATAGTAGCACAGTACATACTGGAAACGGAAAAGACCCGAAAGGCGTTAGACGAGGTAATCGTCAGGCTTGAGAAGGTAGAATCCGAGGGAAAGAAAGCCGCTAACTCCACTAAGAAGGAATTTGAGAATATGTCCACCTCAGTTATCGGTGGGTTGAAGAACATCGCGGCAGCCGCTGGAATAGCATTCGGAGCGCAACAGGTCATTTCTTTAGGCAAGGAAATGGTCACGCTGGCAGCACAGGCGGAAGGCGTGGAACGGGCGTTTAAGCGTGTTGGAAGTCCTCAACTGTTGGAAGGACTAAGGAAAGCAACCAGGGGAACTGTAAGCGACCTACAATTGATGCAGAACGCTGTTAAAGCGAGTAACTTCAAGATACCATTGGAGAACCTTGCAAGCCTATTCAAGTTCGCACAGGCACGGGCACGGGAAACGGGGGAAAGCGTTGATTACTTGGTTGATTCGATAATCTTGGGTATCGGGCGTAAATCGCCTTTGATATTGGATAACTTGGGCATCAGCGCGGTTGAACTTAGAAGCCGATTGAAGGGCGTAGGGGTTGAGGCTGCTAACGTTGGCGAGATTGCTCAGATAATAGGCGACATTGCAGAAGATGAACTTGCAAAGATGGGTGAACAGGCAGATACTACGGCTGATAAAATTGCTCAGATACAAGTAGCGTTTGAGAACTTCAAAATTGAGATTGGTAAAGACATAATAACGGGGCTTAATGAGTTCAATGAAGAACTTGAAACAACGGGGATTCTTTTAGGTCAACAGGATTTAAGTGTTTTCAGTATAGCAGTAGGCGCAATTAAGAACGCGCTTGAGGCAGTACTGGAACCATTCAGAGAATTTAACAATGTTGCACAGAAAAGTATAAGCGCATGGCGTTACTTTCTTGAAGCGGTCGGACTTTCCAAGCCTTTGTATGAGGAATTGATTGATAACCTTAAGCAGACGACAGATAATACCGCATCAATGTCTGACGCTATTGGTGGGGCTTGGGCTTCATTGAAGAATCTTAACGGTGAATCAGAGGCTTCTGTAATCTCAATAAAATCACTTAACGATGAAATAAAGGCTCTCAAAACACAGTTTGAAGAAACTCAGATAGGTTCTAAGGAGTGGATTGACCTAATAGGTAAAGCCGAATTAAAAACTCAGGAACTTGCAAAGGCATTACTAAAGGCTCAGGCACGGCTTGTAATGTTCAAACAGTCACAAAGAGGATTTGACCCATTTGCGCCAGATGAAGACACTCCACCAGAGTTTCTTGATGACATTAAATCTGACCTTGATGAAGCTGCTAAAATAATTGAGCAAAGACAGATTGATGCAAGCGCATTGGTATTTGGAACAGAAGGTTCCGATAAGATTCAAGCCGACCTTGATAGAGCCTTGAATGATGCTTTGGCTAAATACGAGGAGTTCAATAAGAAACGAGAGGAATCAACAAAACTTACCGAAGATGAAATAGGTAGCCTAATTGCTACTACATTCAGCACCATTGCGCAATTATCAAGTACCGTATCTGAGATTATTCAAAACAACTATCAAACTGAATTGCAAGCGTTGGAAACGCAATTGGAGAAAGGTCAGATTACGCGTGAACGATACGAAACTGAAAAAGCCAATCTACAAAGAAAGGCAGCCGCAGATGAAAAGTCAGCGCGATTGTTCAGCGCGATACTTAACACAGCCGCAGCCGTAACCGCAGCATTGAACACTCAACCGTTCTTACCATTAGGCCCAGTAATGGCAGCGATTGCAGCAGCAAGTGGAGCGGCTCAGATTGCGGTAATAGCTTCACAACCTTTGCCATCATTCGCAGAAGGTGGTTTTGTTGGGGCTGACGGTCAACTTCACGGACGTAAGCACTCAGGCGGGGGTATCAAGATTGAAGCGGAAGGCGGTGAGTTCATAACGGCCGCGAAGTACGCACAACCTAACCGAGACGTTCTAAAGGCTATCAATACGGGTAACTGGGAGCGGTTCAAAGCCGAAAACATCATCGCACCAGCTATCCAAGAGGTTTTGAAAGGCGGGTTTGAAGGTTTGGCTGGGTCGTATCAGCTTAATTCAATCTTTAACGACAAGAACATTCTGAAAACGTTGGATAGGAACAGACAAGCTGAACGTGACGGGTTCGTGTATTTGGCAAACGAACTGAAAGGATATTTAAAACCATCTAAACGCGGAGGTTATGCTTCTTAGAATGTACCTTGATGGGAATGAAGTAACGTGGGAACCAACGAACACCACGCAGCTAAAGGAACGGATATACTTTGCCAAAGAGTTATACGGCTATCTGAAAGAGGTTCAAGGGTCAATCACTTTCACGGGTTCGGAATACAACTACCTGAGAAGCGTATTCGAGCAGAACGTTTGCGGTGACGTTTCCGTCTTGATACAATTGGACAACCGCGAAATAAGAGGACGGATATTGATTTCAGACATCAAATGGATTCCGCCAAAGCGTCAATGTGAGTGCGAGATTGTTGACGATTCATACATATCAAGGATTGACAACAATAAGAAGATTAAAGCACTTTTGGACATTGGCAAATCAAAGAACGGTTTGGATATTGTCCCAGTAGTTCAAACAGATTGCGAGTTTCCAAACCCAACAGACACATCAAGCGCGACCAACAGAAGCGGGGTTCGTGTGTTCGATGCTTTCACGTTTCTACTATCTTTCATGTCAGACGGTGAAATAGGGTTCAAATCGGATTTCTTCGACCCTACCATTTCAACAGGCAACGAACCGTATCTTACTTTGTTCCGAGGGGTTGAAATACGTAGCGGGTTAGGTTATTTCCCGTATCTGAGTTATTACGAACTACTGACCGACATCATAAGCCTTTACAACCTTCAATGGGGAATGGAAGTTGATTCGTCAGGGATATACCTCAGACTTGAACCATCGGACTACTTCAAACAACAGACATCAACCGTAACGTTCGACAACGTGAACGAGTTTGAGCAGTCAATTGATACATCTACATTCTATGCCCGTGTCAAGTTCGGTTCGGCACAATCTGACGATGAGAATTACACATACCTGCAAGATATACGATTCCAATCATTCAATGAAGAGGAATATCACTTAGCGGGCCAATGTAACATCGACAACGAATTGAATCTTGTATGTGAAACGCTGATAACGGACACGAACATCATTCAAGACATCATGCCTATTGCGCAAGGCGGCACGAATAACACAGGTTATGACGAAGATGTTTTCATTGTGCAGCTGGATTCAAATAACAAGGTAATGTTGACACCGAAACCAGCAACACCTACGGAGTTCTATTTCAACGAGAATTTGACAAATAGAGCGGTTGCATTGCGTTGGTTCGGGCAGATACCACAATCAATCTACGCATACTTGGGCGATGGTGGTGATTGGGCTTCAGCTTTGCTATCGGCAAATCAGATATTGCCAGTAGGTGGGGTTTATGGAACGGCAGCGTGTAACTACACAGGTTCATTTCCTTATGGCGACCCTAACGGTAACTATACGGTTGGCGTTGTGTCGAACGGTTATAACAGCACGTTGGCAGGGTATTACACCGCACCGAGTAACGCGGTTTACAACATCACGTTCTCGGGTCACTATACGGGCTTGGTTTCTCAGGTTTATATCCATCGCATGAACGGGTCAACAATCGTTTCCTCACAACAGATATACTACCCACAGGAGTACGTTGACAGTTTGAACTATTACCTTATCGAAGGCGGGGCAACATTCTACATGAACGCTGGTGAAAGAGCGTTGGTGGTTTTTGTTTTGGCACAAGGCACAATACACGAAGGCGCAACGTTTGAAGTAGCCGACCCACTTGGTGCGCGTTGGGCAACATACGATAGCAATTCCGTATATTTGCTTCAACAACAATTCAAGTACCCAATATCAGACCAAGACTGGGAAAGCATCATAAACAGCCCTTATGGAATAATGAGAATGACTTACAATGATGGGCAAATAGATAACTGGTTGGTTGACATTGAGCGCGATATATTGACGGGCGATGCGGAATTGAAAATGAGCGGAAAGAATGGCTGAAATACTCCCAAATCAACCCGTAATATTCGATGAGGTCTTAGACTGCCATCTGTTGCCGTCCAATATAGTAATGTTGGCGCAATACGGTGACATCACTCAGTTTCAAATGGCTTTAGAACCGTGTGGTTCTGACTTCGATGTTCTGAATAACGGGAACTTTGACGGTGAGGACGGTTGGACACTTGGAACAGGTTGGAGCATAGCAGACGGGCAGGCGTGTCACGAGGACGGGTTATATGGTACAATCTCACAGGTAGCACCAGCATCGAACGGAGTTTTAGTTCGTTTGACGTTCACGCTTTCGGTATCTTCTTTAGGGTGTGTAATTCAGTACGGCACATGGATTGAGAACTTCACACAATCGGGAAGCTATACACGATGGATAGTAGCCGATTCAGCAAGCGTGTTCGGTATCGCAGCAACGGGCGCGGTTTGTATATCGAACCTTCAGATAATCACAGTCAACACGGACTTCTCAGTAACGATAGTCGATTCAACCAATACTCCAGTTATCACATTGGACACGGCAGACGGCTATTTCAATTTCGAGGACGGTTATTTCACGGCTTCAATAGACTGGGAAACATTGGCAATAGATGACGGCTGTTATACGTTGGTCGTGGTTGACCCGTGTCCATGTTCGCAAAGGGGAATCATAGCTTTGGACTTCGTTACATCTTTGACCGCGTGGGAGATTCAAGATTCAGCTTGGACTATTGCGGGTGGTAACGCTGTATATTCAGGTTCAGCATCACGACAGGCGCGACTTGATAACGTGGTGTGTGATGAAGTTACTTACATCGTTTCCTATACCCTTTCTGGAATGGGCGCGGGTGAGGAGTTCACGTTCAGACTGGGCGGTAATGACGGTGTTACGAGAAACGCAGACGGCACATATACCGAACTTATCACATCGGGCGGAACTGACTTAGCGTTGATTGGAGATGGCAACGGTTCGCCACAGACATTCACTTTAAGCGGTGTGTCTATTGAAGCACAGACACCATACGAGTACATTCAATCGAACGTCATTAAAGTATCTTCTACTGACTTCGGATGCAAGACCTATCTTTTATCCTTGTGCAACGATTCGGATGGTTTAGGTTTCGGGTTTGATAACACGGGCTTTGCCCCTAATTTTCGCATTGAAGCGAGTTTAGTACGCGGAACCTATCCAAGTGTAAGAAACGCTTACGATTTCAGCAACGGGCGCAAATCGACAACCTACGGACGTATGCGCGTGGCGAGGGAGTTAGGCTTAGACCTTCCGCCTCACTTAGTGGACTTCATGGCATTGACACCATTGGCCGACCACTTTTATATTGACGGTGAGGAGTATTTCGTTGAGGACGATGAGTTCCCGTCTGTAAGTTGGGACGATAATGTAGCTCAGGGCGGCTTTGCTTTGAACGTCAGTAAGAAAACACAATTGATTGAGAATAGAAGATTGTCAAGTTCAATTAGAGGATGTTCCATAAATGGCAACCCGATATTGACCGAACAAGGATTTGAAATAACAACAGAAACAGGAGTAACAATAACGACAGATGGCTAAGATTTCACAACTTCCAGCAGCGAGTTCAACCGATTATGTAGATGGAACGGTGTTCCCGATAACAAGCGGTAACGATGCGACAACAAAGAAAGCAAGTTTGCAAGGCTTGGCAGACTATTACTTCTGCGGTATCAAGTGCGCATCATTGACAATTCCGAGCGCGGATGTTCTGCAACTAAATTCAACTCCATTAACGATTGTTCCAGCGGTTGCAGGTAAGGCCATATCTGTTATTGATTTTTCGAGGTCGGTTGACTATGGCACTACGCCATACGCCACAAACACGCACCTACAAATAAAGACGGCAGGTGCTGACGTTGGTCAGGTTCAACAGTCCAATTCACTTGCAGCAACAACATCTTCACATTGGAATGACTTTGACAGAGTAACCCCAACAGCAGGGCAGACGCAACTACTTGCAAACGCTGATTTGCAGGTATTCGTACCTACTGGCGACCCGACAGCAGGAGATTCAGATATTGAGGTGTTCGTACTATACCGTGAAATTTGAGCATTCTAACCGATAAGATAGAGGCTTTAACCCTTGTGCCTGACGCATGGGCGGAACAGATAATGAAGTTCCAACCAAGCCTTTATCAACGGCTTTCTTTGTTGGCTTCTGAACTTACAACGGTCGGGGGTGCTTTAGAATTGACAACCGAGAACTTAGTAAAGGTCGATGAGATAATGACCGCGTTACGTGGTTACATGACCACAGGCGAATACCTTGAGATTGTGCAAGAGCTGGACGCTCAATTTGTGGCACAACAGGCGAACACGATAGCCTACTTTGAGTCAACGTTCGGTGAGGCTCCAGTCACTTCTTTTGCATCTACACTATACAACATCAAACGGGCGGAAATGCTCAACTATGTGATAGGTGACGGGCTTAATGATATTCTTTACAACCCTGTAAGAAGCACCTTGATTGAAGGCATCGCAAGCGGTTCAAGTTACTCAGACCTATTGACCAACCTAAGAACAATAAGCGTAGGCGATGAAACGTTGGACGGGTATCTTCTAAGGTATTCACGGCAGATTGTTTCAGATACGTTAGCCACTACTGATAGGCAATTCACCAACATAATCGGAAACGAATTAGGTCTTGAATGGTATCGTTACGTAGGCGGTAGGATGCAAACGACACGCTGTTTCTGCAATGAAAGGAACGGTAAATGGTATCACCGAAAGGAGATTGAAGCATGGGGTCGAATGGAAGATTTGGGTCAATGCAGAACTAAGGACGGTTGGGCTGGAATGTATCGGGGTACTAATTCCGAAACCATCTTTTCCTACGTTGGAGGTTACAATTGCCAACATTCACTTCTGCCAGTTTCAGAGGCGGCAGTTCCGAAAGAATATGTTGCACAGGCCAAAGCAAAGGGGTATATTTGAGGCTTAAACAACACTCAAATGAGCATAAACGAACTAACATCACTATACCCAAAGTGCGACTATTTAGAGGTTGGCTACGACCGTCAACATTTCACCCATGTCCGAGCGCGTTGGAAAACAGCCGTTGACCGTGAACCGATTGATAGGCATGATGAACATCACATATACCACGAAACACCCGAAAAGTTCTTTTCATACGTTCCGAACCGTTACGATGTTATAATGCTACGTGACGAATCTTTGATTGAACTTGCCAAAAGTAAACTATCTAAAAAAGGGGTCATATGCAATTCAGAGTCAACCGTCCTATATTCATCCGAGAAGGAAAACTGAAGGTTGGCGATATAATCACAGCTAACCGCTTCACAAAGTCACAGATTGACACGTGGTACAAGTTAGGGCGGATAAGCCGAATTGAGTACACACTTGAACCGCGAACCGTTCGACCCGTTATCGTTACGGGAATGTGGAAACGACCCGATGTTTGGAAACTGTTTTACAGACATTATAAGGCAATTGGAATAGATGTGATAGTTGCAGGTAGCGAAGGCGAAACATCACGCAAGCTGGCAAATGATTTCATCTACATTGAAGTGCCTAATCAACCTTTGGCAACTAAGATGAACGCCACAACGATAAAGGCGATTGAGTTAGGATATACCCATGTTATCTGCGTAGGTTCTGACGATTTACTTTCTCAGGAGTTGATTGATAGGCTTATCGAGTTAGCAGAACAAGGCTACGACTTTATAGGAGTTACAGACTTCTACTTTTACGACACCACGACAAAAAAAGCCGCGTATTGGGGTGGGTATAGAGAAAGATACCGTCAAGGTCATACGTGCGGGGCTGCGCGTGTTATAAGCGACCGTATGCTACTGGAATGGGACTGTTGCCCGTGGACTGACGACCTATCAAACTACCTTGACACGGCGATGCAGAACAAGATAGACCGTAGCATATTACCAAAGTTCACATTCTCAATTAAAGAAGAAGGTCTTTACGCGGTTGACATTAAGAGTTCAGAGAACATGACACCGTTCCAATTGTGGGACAATACGCAGTACATCGACCCGAAAGAGATTGAGGAAAGGTTCAACATAAGCTAAACAACATTGAAGCGTTGTTTAGTATGTCGTTAAACCACAAACATAAACCCAATTATTCACATATTCAAATTTTGCCGTAATTTAGAACCGTTCTAAATAATGTGCGGAATCGCTGCGATAATAGGTAAGCTATCCACCTTGAAAGAGTTGGACACTATGGGCGCGGCTATCAAACGTAGGGGCGTAAAGGAATCATATCACCGCGTTAAAGACCTTCAAGTTTGGTTCACGCACTTACCAATAACTAACGATACCTATTCTCAACCATGTACCTATTCCAACATCACCCTTTGGCTCAATGGTTACATATCCAACTGGAAAGAACTCGCCAAAGAGGAAAACCTGATTGCAGAAAGTGATACTGAACTACTAACTTGGTGGATAGCACACAAAAGACCTTTGGAGCGTTTAAACGGTTTCTTTGCTGTGCTTTACCATGATGGTGAACAAGTACACTATTTCACGGATAGATACGGAATCAAACAGCTTTACATCTACGAACACAAAGGGCGTACTTACATCTGCTCAGAGTTAAAAGGAATCAAATCCGTTTGTCCTTTGGAGATTGACCGCGATGCTATTGCAGATTGGGAGTACTCACTTGGAGTAATGACCGACACTATCTATAAAGGTGTTCGACTTGCACCGCGATTGGATTTTAAAGTACCTGAGAAAATTGAGGTCGATTATCAAACGGCAAAAGACACGCTGACAATGCTATGGATGCGTTCGGTAAGGAGAAACAAGTACGAAGGCGCGGGGTGTTATTTGAGTGGTGGAGTCGATTCGGGAATAATAGCCAAATGGCTAAAGCCGACTTACTCGTTTTCAGTTGACTATCTGAACGACCTATCCGAAACTGATAACATCAAGAAGAACTCAACTGGTCATCATTTGACGTTGATATGCAATAACGACCTACGCGACAGATACGTTCAAAAGACATTTGACGCTTTGGACGATTTGAAAGTTGGTTCCTGTTACACGAACTATGCAATAGCAGAACTTGCTTCAAAGTATTGCAAGGTGGTCTATTCTGGTGCGGGTGGCGATGAAGTATTTAATGGCTATTCGCACCGATACGCAAAGCCTATCAATGAAGTTATCAAAAGAACATCAGCAAGAGGCAAACAATACGACATAACCCACAAAGAATACGACTGGTTATACTTGCGCGGAATCCTGATTGTAGAAGATAGAATGGGCGGTTGGCATACGATGGAAACACGTTACCCTTTGCTCGATAATGACTTTGTTGATTATGCCATATCTTTACCTGACGAATACCTTAAAGATAAAAGAATACTAAAGGACATTTCGGGATTGCCGGACGAAGTGATAAACGGCAAGAAGAAAGGATTTAGCAACCCCCACTATACGAACGACCAATGGACAGAAATCGCACTATGGATGATATAGGTTACAACGCTGAATGGATTGAAGTTGACGGCAATCACATACATCGCACGGCTATTATTTCGCCTTATGTAAAGATGGGAAGCGGAAACTGGATAGGTGCTTATTCGGTAATAGGTTCAAACGGTGAAATTCGCGGCAAAGACCCTAAAGGATTCAAGGGGGTTGTTTTTATAGGCGACAACAATGTAATAAGCGAACACGTCACCATTCAGCGACCTTTTGAGGAAAACCAAGCGACTGTAATAGGTTCAAACAACATTATAATGGCTCATGCTCACATCGGCCATGATGTTCAGATATGCGACAACTGCGAAATCTGTACGGGTGTTATTCTTGGTGGTTATTCCAAAATCGGGAACAACGTTAAAATCAAGTTGGGCGCAACGGTCAGAAACCGAATGTCGATATACGATAACGCTTTGGTCGGCTTGGGGTCTGCGGTGGTGAAACCTGTTCAACATGGTTCGATTGTGTACGGGAATCCTGCGCGCCCAAAAGATAAGCCTCTTTGACAAGTGACAGAATCCAAACGTGCTTATCAATACCGTTCTTTTTGATGAATGCTTCTAAATTATCCATAGGTGTAAGGTGGTTTCCACGCAGAAAGGAAACCTTTACAAAGATGGCAAAAACCATTCAATTGCCGTTTGTCGTTTATCCTGATGGCAAAGAGTTCAGACTTCCAACGGATGCACCTGTTAAATACTTGGGCGAAACGAAAGGATGTTTCAGACATTGGTATCGTGTACTGCAAGATTTGACCGAACAAGGAACGGAGTATGTAGCGGCTTTAGAGGACGATATTATTTACTCCCCCAAGTGGTTTGAAGTAATAGAGGAAAAACTATCTTTGTCAGAAACGGGAACGGTTGCGTTGTTCACTCCGACTGGAATCGCTAAAAGATACGGTTGGTCGGACGGATGGCACGAGGTGAACGAAGGTTGGGCAAGTACTTGGGGTGGCAGTTATATAATGAAAACAGAGGTAGCAAAACAGATTTTAGAATCGGATTACTTGAGGAACCATTACGACAATTACAAGCTGAATCAACAGATTGACCACGCGATACCTGAGGCTGTACATCGGTTGGGATTGAAGCAATGGTTACGGGTTCCGAGTTTAGTGAATCACATAGGATATACGTCAACGATAGGTCACAGACACAGACCTGAGGACGAAGGTTATAAGTTTTAGGTGCATGGTGTCACGGGAGAGCCGTGAACAGGGTTTAGTAGTTTTTCCTTCATGAAACACACCTAATGGGGTTGCTTCGGCAGCCCCTTCTTATTTAGAATGATTCTAAATTACAAAAAAGTGCAGGAATTATTTTGCCATGTCAAAAACACGCACTACATTTGACCCATCGAAACAAAAAAAAACGACATGAGAAACAAGACAACTAACAAGGGCAGATTTGACAAGGGGGTCGTCAAACACGAAGTAATTTCAGACGTGAGTAAGGCAATCGAACTACTTTCAAAAGGTTTTTACCCAGTTGAAAACAATACAGCATTGCAGCACTCTTGTGGTGGATACATAAAAGTATCAAAGCGCGTAACTAACTACTTGAATAAACAACAATGAAAACAGCAAGACAATGGTTTGCCCAACTGCCTGAGCCGATAAGGTCATAGGCGATTGAGAATGCGGAAAACTTAAATGCACATCATTTGTCATTGAGAGAAGCAATTAATAATCAGTTTTGGTGGATTGAAACAAATCAAGGATTTGATTATTGGCAAGGAATATACATCAACGCTGCAAAAGGAGACTACGACAAACCAACACATGAGACTTGACATTAACAACCTTCCAAGTTAACGCATACGGTGTAAGCAGCACCCGTTGACCACTGCTGCAATAAAAACAAAGCTACGCTTGAAGAATGGCAACCGTAGCAAGCCTCCGAAAGGGGGCTTTTTTTATCTTTGCAATATGACAGTTTACGTATCAGGATTAATCGAAACGTTCGACAACGAAACCAAGGAGGCTATAAGGATTCACGACCTTAAGGTTTACGAGGTTGATGATATCACAGACGCAATGAAGGAATTTTTATATGAGTGTCATTTTGACGGTTACAACGTTCTTGATATGCTTTGTGCCGTTGATGGAAAAGTGATTACACCATGAAACGCATGTTACTCCTATCACTTCTATTCACAAGCTGCCAAAAGGAAGAACGCCTAACGTGTCTGCAATGCTTCAAGGATGGTCAAATAATGATTGACGATTGCGAGGCTACGTTTCCACAGAGTATGCAAGGGCTAACAGCTGAGGAAGTGAAAAAGCACATGGAGCAGAATTACCATTTGGATTGTCATTTATACTAACTTTGTAAACCGTTTCGTTGCCGAACATTAAGCCGTTGTAGTTATACGCGGCTTTTTGCTTTATTAGGCACGTTGTTTTTGCGTATATTTGTCACATGGCACAGAAGATAATCAGAATAAGACCGCAAGACGACCCGCGTAACAGATGCGGGGGAAAGAAAAGCGGTTGCACATTGACTGACTTCTACATCGTGGCAAAGGCGGCATGACAGCAGAAGAAGCATTGGTAAAAGTCCAAGAGGCATTGGACACCGAACGAGAAACGAAAGGGAAGAAACGATACGACCTTCCACGTTATTCGTATTCGTATATCGATGCTGTTAAACAACGTGACCGAATCAGGGTTCACGCTGACCCCGACTATTTTCCTGACCTTATTTTTAACAAGCGTTCACCGAACCAAACGGACGAACAATTCCGATATGTAAAGGAGAACTATCAATGTACCACTAATCCCGTGTGGCAGGACTTTCTGAACATCATTGGTAAGTGTTTTATTGATACCAACTGGCAGATAATCTGGGATGAGGAGGGCGATGAGGCAGACTTTAAAAAGTACGTTACCGATGATCTACCTATCTATGGAAGTTTGGAGACTTTCATCAAGGACGTTCTACCCCCTCTGAAAGAACAGGATGCAAATGGTGTGATTGCGGTCAGACCTTACAGATTTTCTTTCATCGAAACGGAGGAAGGTATCAAGATTGACGACCAAGAGCGTTTAAGTCCTACGGTATATTATCACCCATGCGAGAATGTCATATACTATCATGACGACTGGGCTTTGTGCATTGACGATGAGAAGTCAGAGGTCTTAGTTGCGGATAAGAAAAAGAAGGACGGGCGCGTGTATTATATGTACACGACCGAATCAATTTACAAGATTATCCAAGTAGGCAAAAAAGAGGATAACAAGTACGCGGTTGCATGGCAATATGACCACAACGAAGGCAAAAAACCATGTACCAAGTTGAGGGGCGTTCCAATAATTAATTCACGTGGTGAGTTATACTGGGTTTCCCGTTTTTACTACGCTGTTCCTTTGCTCGATTTGGCATTGGCCAACAGGAATATCTTACAGGTTTCAATCAACAATTCGGTCTTTCCATTCCGCGTAATGATGGCAATGGATTGTGATTTCAAAGACCGTCAAGGATATTGCAACAAAGGGCGTTATACTTCATACGAAGATGGTCACGAAATAGGGGCTTGTTCACATTGCAATGGAAGTGGAAACGCAATACCCGTTTCACCGTTGGGGGTTTACCTTTGGCAGCAACCGAGCGCGTTAGATAACAAAGGATTTCCAGCGAAACCAGTTGAGTATATTTCACCCGCTAACGACCCGTTGATTTTTGTCCGTGAACAGGTCGAAATAGACACACAAAAGGCACGGGCAATACTACACCTTCAAACGTCCAATTCAGATGTCAAAGGTTCAGAGAATCTTACGGCAACAGGGATGGCTTTGGACATGACCAACCAATATTCGTTCATACGTTCGGAATCCGAGCAGATATTCGACCTATACGATTGGACACTTGATAGGATTGCATGGCAACGTTACGAAACATACGATGTTGTGCCTACTCTTATATATCCACAGTCTTTTGATTTTAGAACCGAGTTGGATATTTGGAATGAAATAAAAACAGCCCGTGAAAGCGAAGCGGCTCCGTATGTTATTTCTGAACTTTACTATAAGCTATTTAATAGCAGATTCGCATCAGACCCCGAAGCGCAGGCGAAGTTTGAAACGTTGATGGCAGCCGACCAACTATTTGCATTGTCTGACCAACAGATTGCACTTAGAAAAGCGGGTAATTCAATAGAAAACTGGCAGCTTACTTTACACCACTCAGGACTGCAATTGATAAACCAAATCATTGAAGGTGATAATCAGTACTTGAAAAAAGAACTTGGCGACAGAACTAAATTGTTAGTTGACTTCGCTAAAAATAGTACATTTGTCAAAACTGAAAACGTAATCCAATCTATACTTAATGGCCAATAACACTCTGATCAGAGTTCTAACGGGCAAAAGAGCACATCCAAGATTCTTCACGTATCAAGCCATAATCGGGACTTATTTTTCCCGTTTGGAGAAGATACACGGAGTTGTGGAAATTGCCGACCCCGAACTTGAAACAAAACTAACCAAAGAACAATTGAACGAGGTGTATAACAGGTTTCCGCATTTGAAACCGATAACAAACCTGCCACCCGAACCCGAATCACTTGGAGATGTTGATATAACACCGAAACGCAAAAGAAAAACAAAAACAGAAGAAGATGGAAATTAAAGACCTAAAGGAATTTTTGGGAGTTGATGCCGATAACATTGATTCATTCAAAGAAGCATTCAACAAGAAGTATGTACCAACCGAAACCCACTCAAAGACGTTGGGCGAGATAAACGGCAAAGTAACGCACGAGATAAAAAAGGCGTTCAAGGGAATAGGCGTAGAGGTCACTTCTGACGAACTAAAGGACAAGTCACTAACTGAAATTCCTGCACTCGTTTCTGAAAAGGTAAAGGCGCGGTTTGAGGAACTTGAATCAGCTACCAAACTGACCAAAGAGCAGATTGAGGAAAAGGTAGGTAAAGACCTATCCAAGTACAAGCAGCAACTGGCAGACCTTACGACCATTCACGAAACGACCAAACACGAATATGAAAGTTTCAAACAGAATGTCGAAACCGAAAAGCGCAACTTCGTAATAAACTCGAAGAAATCAAGCGTTATCGGTGGTCTGAAATTCTCAGAGGCCGCTAACGAGTTTTCCCGCAAAGGATGGGAGGTGTCATTGAATGAGAAGTACGCATTTGACATTGACGGAGAGAACTACGTTGTAAGAGATGCCAAAGGAAACATCGTACCTTCAACTATCAAAGCTGGTGAAGCTGCCACTTATGAGGAGATTATCGAAAAGGAATTTAAACAAAGTGGACTTGGCGCGGTTGTAAATCCAAATAAAGTTACTACATTTGTAACGCCTACTGTTCAACAACCTGCAAACGGCAGAAAGTTAGCACCAAGGCATTAGGGCGTGACTTCCCGTAAAAGGTCTTGAGGCGCATCTTTCGGCCAACTGGAAGAATCAAATCACAGACCTTTTATCATGTCTTACGGACTTTGTGAAATCGTAGATTGCGCGGTCGTGCAAAAGAAGCTCGATGAGGCTTTCCTGACCGCCAACAATATGCAGCCTGAAAACCTGCCTTTCCTTAATTATGTGATGTCAGCCGAAAACCGCGCTGCATCAAACATCGAACTGACAACCAATCGCTCTAAGAAGCATACGGTACAGGTTATCTATGACCAACCTCTTTTGACCTCTCAGGTTAAAACGAACGGATCAGGATGTACTGCCACCCGCGAAGAGTGCGACACGTATCAGACCTACACATTCGATGAGAACGAGAACATCTATCTTGACCTGACTCTAAGCCCTTCCGACCTTGTCGGAACTTGCGAAGAGAACTCAGCGTTTATCGCGCGTAAGGTTCAGAAGATGATAACTGCGCTCAAAGAAACGCTGTCTGAAAACCTTGCCGCTTCTGTTGCTGGTCAATTGGGTGGATGGTCAGCCGACACCGCGAACATTGACGGTACTAACCTTACTGCTGGTGGAATCCTTCAAGTGAACACTACTTTGGACGGCACTCCAAGAATCCCTAATACTGCCTTGTTTGAGCAGATTTCAAGGGCTTTGGAAATGTCACGTATCTACCAAGCTGGTGTATTTGGTGGTAACGACCTTGTTTCTTTCATGCGTAGAGCAATGGCGGGTGGTACTGATTACCTCGGATATGACTTGATGCAAATGTTGGCTAAGTTCGGTGTTGGCACAGCCTACGACCGTCATTTGGCTGCTGAACTTGCATCTGTGAAGGCCACTAACCTTGCGGTTGGTATCGGCGCAATTGCTCCAGTAGGTTTCTCACTTTACGAGAACGAAGCAAACAAGATGGCGGATAGCACTAATATTGCTGACACCATTTATGACCCTGCAACTGGAATCAAGTTCGATTACCGTATGCAGCGTTTGTGTGACGATTGGAACATTCAGATACGTGCCACGTATCAGTTCTACACATGGCCTGATGACCTTTACCAAGTAGGTTCTAACTTCTACGGAGTTAAATCACTTGCAGGAATCGAGGTAACTTGTAACGACTTGCAGCCTTGCGCATCGTAAGTTAACGCAACATTAAAAGAAAGCCCTGCCTAACGGTGGGGCTTTTTTATTTGGTATTGTCCATAGATTTCACCGTTGCGCTCAATCATTGTCGTTTCGATGTTGTGCTTCTTGCGTAGCCTGTTAATGACCGAACTGAGGCGGTAAACACCGTAAAGTTCAATCGCCTGTAAACCAGTCAAAGGCTTACCGCTCAATAGGTGGTTTTCAATCTGCTTGTGTTTTGAATCTGTCATGGTTGTAGTTTTTATCCAACTGAGGATATATGCCATTGAAACGTCACATATCCGATATGTTGGATAAAGTTAAACCACCTTTTCATAACCACCAAATTTTACACTAATTTAGAACGATTCTAAATAGTATCTTTACATCATGGAGTGCTTGGCAAATACAATCGGACTGCGCGGAGGTTGTGAGGACATCTCAACTACTGCCGACCTTTATTTAGATACTAAGGTTACTTACCGTGAACTATCCGCGTTCATCGACCAGAACGACCATCTATCGGTTTCCGATTTGTTCTCGAAACTACGTACACAGGCATCAAAAGAGGTTGTTAATGAAGTGAACGCACACATGAGGGGTTCATACGTTGCTAAGACCATAATTGACAATCAAAAGGTAGGCGACACCAATACCACGTTGACCGCAAGCCCTGCCGTTGCTAAACTGAAGGGAATCAGGTTCGAGCAATACCGAGGCGAGTACGAACTTCTTTACAGAATAACCAAAATCGGTTTCATTGGAAGCTACACGGGAAACGTGACCGTAACGTATTACGATGGTATTACGGGTCAATCGTTAGCTACTGACACCATTGCTGCCGTATCGGGTCAACTCGTTGAAACAGTCGTTAACAGGGTATTCAGAAAAGAGGTTATTACAATCGCTTACGATGCCACCGCTATAAACGCCTATCAGACCTATCCAAGCTATTACCGAGCGTGTTATACGTGTCCACCTAACCGTGTCAATTCCTATTGTTCGGCTATTCCTATCACGGCTCCAGTAGGTTCACCATTGAGTTATACATCTACAAACGAAATGGGCGGCCTGTACATTTGGCTCAACATGGAATGTGACCACGAAACTTGGATGTGCGAGATTAAGCAACATTTGGGAATGCCTATGTTGTATAAAGTAGCGGAGTTGGCAATTGAATACGCATTGCATACGGGAAGGGCAAATACTAACGTTGTGCGTGACTACGACCGATTGAAAGAAAGGCAATCAATGTACCATGAACAGTATCAAAGTTCAATGAAACGGGCTTTGAGCGCAATCAGTTTACCGAACGATAATCTTTGTTTCGTATGCAGAAGGACAAACAGGATAGGGGTTCAGATACCTTAAGAGTTAGGAATAAGAGTTGTGAGTACATCACATCTTTGGCCTTCTGTCCTATTGTCGGTGGGTTTCACAATCGTGTGTTCGTGCTATGGCTCAATTGACCACTCAGCAGTTCATTGCTAAACTAAGGGAGCAACAAAAGCAACTCTACAAACCGTTGGCTATTGCGGCTCAGTCAGTACACGCTGACCGAATGTTTAGGATATTCGATACTGGAACCGTTGCCCGTGGTTACGATAAGACTCAGGAACTTTGGGTGGCTGACGACAAGCTACGGAAACAAGGTAGTCACATCGGTAAGACTGGGAAACGCATCAAAACCACGTACTTCAAATCTTACTACGACCTCAAACAGAAGCAAGGCTTTGACCCGAACGAGGTTAATTTCCGACTTACGAACGACCTTCAATCTGACTTAGCAAACAGTCAAAAGACCAACTCAACAGCGTTGAATGTAGGTCAGGTTATCAAGGTGTCAAACAGACTTTACCAAGAAGCATTGAGGCGACCTAAGAACGCTGAAAAACTTGAAGGACTTGAAAGCCGATTTGGGCCATTTACCAAGTTCACGCAAGCCGAACGCAAGAAGTTCAATGATATTATTGAATTTGAAATGCGGAAGTTGCTAACGTAGGCTATGTGCCATTGAAACGGCACATAGCCAATAGTTAGCAAAATTAAATCACGCCTATCACATATCCTAATTTTTACCGTTATTTAGAACGATTCTAAATAGTATCTTTGTTGTTATGGTTCAAGGTATCATTGACATTCTTAACGCAAAGTTACAAGCCAACGGACGTATCGAAACGCGTTACTGTTTGGCGGAAAACCGCGAATCAGGCGATGGACTTTCAGTGCCTTATACCTATGGTGGAAAAGGCGAATATCGACCCGTTGACATTGGCAATCCGTCATTGAGTTGGTGGAAGTTGACCGACCGACCAAGCTACGACACGACCGTTGGAAAGTACACGGTAAGCCGAAGAACAGCGACCTATCCTCTTCGTTTGGTGGCAATGTTCAAACGTTTGGAATCAACACAAGATGACACCTTCACGCCTTCGTGGTTTGCTGACGATGTTTCAAACCTTCTGACATTCGATAATGGAGACCTGAAGACTGCGCTAAAAGCAATACGCACCAAGTCAAGAGTAACATCGGTTGACGTTGATTCAACACGGATTTGGAAAGATGAATTTTCAACTCCTGTAAAAGATTTGGATTATCGTTACGCTTTGGTGGCGTTCGATATTTCCGTTGAGGTTGAGGCGAACTTGGACTGCTGGGAGAATGAGTGTGACTACGACCCCGATATTCTTCACATATTCGATTTCTGCGATGACGGTACTTTCAACCGATTGACTGAAACACAAAGAGATTGTTTAGAGGCTCGTTTGTGCGAATGTGCTGACGTTACCATTGAAGTCAACGGAACACAGGTTGATACGGCTGCGACGGGAACGACTTACGATCTGTTGATTGAAGATAGCGCAGGCAACCCCGTAGGAACTTCTGCTAACCCTTCTGTCATTGGAGATTCTACCATCACAATCAACGGCTCGTCTTTAGGTGCAGGTGGGCAGATACTGGCGCAAGGAAGTCGAGACATTTCTGTTAAGCAGGGCGGAGTTCTAACAGGCGCGTGGAACGGAGTTGAGTGGGAGATTCCCGAAGCAGAATTCCAAATTGTGCTTACCATATCAAACCATACCCCCGTATTCGGGGATTCCATCACCCTTGAGGTCACCTCCCCAAGTGCAACCCTCACAGGAGCCGAATGGTATGTTGATGGTATTTTGGTAGCTAGTGGCCTATCAGTCTCTTGGAGCACAGATTATCTGTATGGGGAGTTTGAGGTTAAGTGTGTCGCCACCGATGGTTCTATTTATGTGGAGGAGACAGATACCATCGAGATAGTAGTCCGTCCGTATGAACGCCCCGAAGATTGGTTGGATATTGATAGTTTGGTATCTTCAGGAGATGAGAAAATAGTTGGATTGTTTGCGGTCTTTGATTCTGTTTCCAACTATGTTGCGTTTAGATGCCAAGGTAATTATACCGTTGATTGGGGTGATGGAACGGTAACTAACCATACATCGAACACAACGGCAGAACATTCCTACTCTTATGCATCATTCAGTTCTTCTACTGATTGTTCAAGAGGTTATAGACAAGCCATCATCACCATCACCCCGCAGGTAGGTCAGAATCTAACGACCTTTAACGTTAATTCTTACCGACATTCAGCGATTACTTGGTTGTATAACGAGCAGTGGCTGGACGTAAAAATCTCAGGTTCTAATCTATCAACCATTGCAATGTCGTCTAACACGACAAAGTATTTCATGATGTTGGAGAAGTTTGTGTACGTGGGTTCAACAGCATCAACAGTTTATCAGGGCTTGATTTCGGGTAATCAAAGTCTTAGACACCTAGAAATACCACCAATAACTGGTTCCTATTATGGGATTCTACAAAATTGCACGAATCTTGAGTATTTCAACCACGATTTTAGTGGGGCTACTACTGTTAGATTGGCTTTTAGTTCTTCGGGATTAAGATACTTAAACGCTGATTTATACAATGTTGGAGCTAATGGTTTCATATCCGCATTCCAACAAGCAAATTCATTGTTGAATTGTGACCTAATAGCCCCAGTAAACACCAGCTACAGTTCCTCTTTTGATAGGTGTTATTCGCTTAGAAAGGCAGTTCTCACAGGCGGAAAACCTACCAGTGCCGATAGGTTATTCTATAGTTGTTCTTCGTTAGAAATACCGCCTGACGGACTTGATTGTACTGCGATTACTGATGCCAATGCTATGTTCAGTCTTTGTACTGCATTGAAGAGAAATTTAGCAGGCACATTTTCAGTGTGTACGAATATGTCAGCAATGTATAGTGACTGTAGGAATATTATAGAGATAGAGATGTTCGATATGAGTGCCTGTCAAAATGCATCCACAATGTTTGCCTTTTGTTATGGATTAAAAATAGTTCCTACATTAGATACGTCAAGTGTGACTAACACCTATGCAATGTTTGCGTATTGCTATTCATTGGTTGAGGTAGGTAACTTTGACTTTTCATCAGTTACTAGATGGGGTCAACCGAACTCAGGCGCATTCTTTAGTTGTTTATCATTAACTGAATTACCTACACTTGATTGTTCAGGTACATCTACAGATGCATATGGGTTATTCAGGGCGTTTCAAAATATGGTCTCACTTAGGAAGTTGAATCTTTCCAACACAGGAGCAATTACAGGCTGGCGAGAGTTCTGCCGAGGTAATTTTGCCCTACAAGAAATAGGTCCTTGTGATATGGGTGCCGCAACCGAACTGTCATTAGCATTCAATGCTTGTTACAACCTCAGAAGAATGCAGGGCACGGGCATAAAAGTAACTGTATCTTTTCAAGGATGTGCATTGGATGCTACTGCAATAGATGAGATTTTTACAAATCTTGCTGTTGTAGTTGGCCAAACGATCACTGTATCGCAAACTCCGGGGGCGGCTACGTGCAATACGGCAATCGCCACAGGAAAAGGTTGGACAGTAGTAACCTAAGAGTAACATGGACACATCAGGATTTTACAAGCAGTTAGAAGACGGCTCTTGGCTATTTGGAGAGACAGTTAGAGGAGCTTATGGTGCTTGGGTACTATCTAGGGATAATCATACAGAGTTTGAGTATCCTTACGAAGGTTGGACGTGGTTTGACGAAGCCCCGCAGGAGTATTTGGAATGGCAAATATTCACTCGTATTCTTTCTGACGCAGAAATAGGCGTTGAAGCAGAAAAATTATTGTGGAAATGGAAAGGTCAAATTGCATGAAGCTCTATTTTGATAGTTGGGAGGAGGTGGAAGAACTCAATCAGAAGCTGACTGAGATTGACCGCGCGGAAAGACCTGAGATGTACGAATACGAAGGTTCGGTCTGGTGCGCCCCTGAGTTTGATGAGGAGCAGCAGAAGTGGTATGTATTAACATGGATATAGGTTCAAACATAGATGCAATGATAACAGCAATCGGAGGTGCTGCCGCTTCCATATTGGCATGGAAGCAAGGTCAAAAGAACGCGAAGTCAACAGAGATTGACAACGTGGTAAAGGTCATTGGTATTTGGGAGGAAACCGCCAATAAACTGAAAGACCAAGTTAAAGAAGTTCAGAATGAAATGGTAACGTTAAAGAAGAACCACGAGGACTGCGAAGAATCAAAGAAGAAACTGGAAGAACTGGTAAAATCATTGGATGGGAAGGTATGCGAGTTGACGGAAGCGATGCACAATGTGATTCAGACCCCAAAGCCAAAAAGAAAAGGGTACAATTCTGCGAAATCCGCCCAATAGAATGCGACTGTGAAGGGAGGTGTCAATACATATCGGCCAAAGACCAAGAAGAAGTTAGGTCGGCACGTAAAAAGCGCAAATAAGCGTAGTAAAAAGAAACGTTATCGCGGTCAGGGTCGCTAACTGTGGCTTTCTAAAAGTCTGAAATTAGACCTTCAGAAAGCCCTTAGTTATGTGCCATTAATCCCATTCCTCCTTATCGGCTTGACTTTGTGCCATAACAGCAATAATTTGACGTTCACGTTCTGTAAACTGCTCCCAATTCTTTTGCCAATCATAAGGAACATAGTTTCTCCAATTGTGGACTTTTGATGTGTTTTTAAAATCAGGGTTGTTAATATCAATCATTGATAACTCTGCGGTGTAATCTTGAAATAAGTTCATAATTCTAAATTTAACGGCACATAATGCTTGAACGTTATAGGGCATTTAAGTCCTTCGCTAACCGTTCTATAAAACTTTCCTCTCCGTCATCCCCTGAAAGAAACCAATCTACTCGTTGTGCATAAACAGCAGCTATTTTTAATTGCTTTACAGCCTCTCTCATTTTTTCTTGTACTATTTCAGGATATGTATAATAGAACTTTTCTTCGGGATATTTTTCAAAGTATTCTTTATCTCCGTAAAGTTCGCCTTTTGGCTTTTCCTTACCTTGTCTGTTTAGTTCTCTTTCGATACTATCTGCAATATCGTTTATTCGATATTGGTTATAATCAAAATGTCCACCGCTCATGATTTAAAATATAAACGCCCTATAACAAAGGCTAAAAATAAGCAGGACGTATGTGCCTAATTAAGCCTGTGAGCTTCGTTTTGTCATTTGTGTAGGCTGAAAGGGTGTCGCTCGTTATCCCTGCCTATTCTTAGCCTCGACCGTTAGCGAAGTTATCAAACACCTTTCGCATATCCAAACATTTCCGTAATTTAGACCGATTCTAAATAAGATGAGAGCAACCATTGTGCGCCAATACTACCCAAAGCAGACCCTCGGAACGCTTACCGTTTACGATGAAGATACGGGGAAAGAGTTATTTCAATGTCGGTCTTTAGAGTTGCCGTGGAAGAACAACCAAAGGAACGTAAGTTGCATACCCGAAGGGGTCTATGTGGTAGATGTTCATAATTCGCCCACGTTCGGAAAATGCTACTGGATAAAAGATGTTAAAGACCGTTCAGAAGTGCTTATCCATCGAGGCAATTACGCGGGTTCACTCAATCCAAAAACGGGCAAACCTGACATTCGAGGTTGCGTGTTGGTCGGGAAAACATTTGTCGATTTGAACGGTGACGGCATCGCTGATATTACTGAATCACAGAAGACCCTTGACAAACTACTGTTGGCAGCTCCTGACGGGTTTGTGCTGACGGTTACGCAATAACCCGACCTATGCGGCATTGAAACGACCGCATAGCTGATTGTTGTAAAACATTACCACTTATCATGACACCTGCAATCTGTCTTACCACACATGAAGCACTTCTTTTGACTTCTTGGCCCCGGTTCAGATGGTAACGATTTTACAACATCATCTAAATCAACAGAATTAACTTGTTGTTTGCTCAATGCGTAGGCTTCAATTTTTTCTGCAAGCTCTTGTTTAATTTCGTCCCAGCTTCCGTTAGGTGTTGGAATAAGTCCGATAAATTCATCTGCAATTTCTTCTGCTGTCATGGCATCTATGTTTGTGGGTATCTACCCGTTAATTCCGTTGTTTAGCTGTGGTCGTTATTGCCTCAACTCCTTACGTTTATCGTCTTCCAACTTAGCCATGTAGTCCGAGTAACTACCTTATTTTCCCTTCAACTATCCGAAGGTTATCAACTTCGTATTCTCCCGTTTCGGGGTCAACCTCCACGAAAGCAAAGCCGTGATTCCATTTGTTGATAGGCATATACGCTGGGTGCATTTCACATAGACAACCAGTTGACCAAGTTGTGACTACTTTGCCTTCCAAGTTGTTCTCCGTGTGTTCAGAGGTTTGGTGGTTGTGTCCACATATAACAGAAGCCTTAGCCCTCATGTAATAACCTCTCGCTGGGTTTACAGGAGAGAACACCGAACGTCCGAACTCGTGACCATGTAAGATATTCAACTGACCTGCTTTGGTTATCTGCATATCTTGAATCAAGGTAATACCCAATTCTCCGAACCTTAACAATGTATCTAAAGTAAAATCAGCACACCCAAGTAGTTCAGGGGCTTTGGTTCTCATGTATGCTTCAAAACGCATCTCGTGGTTGCCAAGTTTGAAATACATCGGGCAGTCAAGTTCACGTTTGAACACGCCTAAAAGTTGTCGGCAATCCTCCAGTTCTTCCGCAAATTTACGTTTGCGAGGGTCTTTTTCGTAACGTGAAAGAGCGTAACAGTCCAACGTATCGCCATTGAACACTACGGTGTTTGCACCGCGTTTCTTAGCGTAGTTGATAGCCAACGTCAACGATTGGATATTGTGGTACGGGACATGAATATCCGAAAGCAAAAGAATCTTTGTCGCGCCCTTTGGCAGAATGAACGGCTCCCATTCTGTTTCATCGGTATCAGGTAGCCCGAACGGGTTGGCAATGCCTAACGCCTTTGCGTGTTCTGCGGGTTCGGTCGGGTGTGTTGCCACGTGTTTTCTGTATGCCCCACGTTGACCGCGATAATATCGAATCTTGTTGCGTGTGTCCTCAACATCTTTGAACACCTCCACGTTATCCTTGTAAATCAAACGCGCAAGTGTAAGGCTTGGTAACTTTCCCCACTCAGGATGCTGCAAGTATTCCTTTACGATTTCTCCTTTCATTTGGTTGGTTCTAAGACCTTAGCAAATTCGCAATCTATAAGGGCAATCTTATGAAGTATCGACTTCCATCCGAGGTCTGCCATGAATCGTTCAGATTCGGTCGATTCCTTGCCTAAGTTCGACTGTATTACAGCGTTCTCGTGAAGTAGTTCGTCAATCTTCTGACGGGCGTTCGGGTCGGTGTAGTATGGCGTGTCCATCAAAAAGGCAGAATTTCGTCCTCCAAATCAAATGTATCAACAGCCGCCTTCGTTGTCGGGTGGTTTCTGATTGCATCCGTAGATGGCTTAGTGGGCTTGAAATCGTCAACAGAAGCATATAGCTTGCCGTCCTTTGACCTCTTTACCTGCATACGTAGAACCTTGCCGTTCTTACCGTCAACAAGTAGGTTCTGATTCTTGTTCGCCCAGTCTCTTAATCGGGCAATGTCGATGTTTAGGTCTGCGATGATGAACTCAGGCGCGCCTGTTCTTGGGGCATAGACGCTGACCCCGTCTGCGAATTTTGTTTCCATTGTTATTGTTTGATTGTTATTTCTGTTCCAGTAAGCGCAAAGTAAAGATTCTGTGCCTGATGCCTGTATTTGATGTGGTCTAATTCAATCCACCCCTCACCGTATTGTTCAAGATATATTTTGTTCCCACCAACCAAAATGGTGAAACACAATTCAGACCCGAAACAAGTTCCATGAATGTCAGTTGATTTCAACCATTCCTCAGTCAACGGTATCGGCTCAAATTCAACGCCTTCGCAAAAATCCAATGCGCTCCAAGTATGTTCATCTTCCCAATGAACCTTTACAATGTTTCCTAATCGTAGTTCTGATCTCATTTCTCAAGAAAGTTTTTTCCGACCCTTATTCCAACGTAATGTTGACCATTGAACCCGTAATCGGCTGCAATATAGGTCTTTTTGATTGTAGTTTGTAGCCCAATCCCGAACATTGGAACGGCTTGTGTTTTAAAATCGCTTATTACTCCGATGTTCCCGTGAACACCTAACGCGAACTTCGTAACCTTTACTTTTGGCGTGTAGTCAATCCTTAGATTTTCAGTCAGGTTCTGATAGTTCTGCCACTGCAAGCGAACGTCTTTAACCGTTGTGTCATAGTGAACCACCTCGGTTAGCCAAGTGTCCACTATCTTCAATGTGTCAATCAAGAACAATGTATCTAAAACGATGCGTTCGGTGTTGTTTTCCGTGTGTATTGTATCGTATTTGATACGTGTCCTAACGAATCTAACCGTGTCTGTTTTCCATCGGTCAACGTACTGGACTTTGACGGGCTGCGGCTTCTCAATAACCGTTGTGGTAGTTGGGTTGCCGCAACCTTTCCAAGCGACTATCACGCCCAAGATAAAGGCAATGACAATCGGTAGGTATTCTTTCAAAAGGTGCTTAGTTATGTCGTTCATTTTGCCCAAATGCTTTACGTATAAATATCCAATTAAGGCCGCATATTATGCCATATTCAGGTGAAACGCATATTGTAGTCACGCCCATTGCTATGGCAGCACACACATAATACCAATCAATATTTTTCATGTCGTTCATTTTATCGGTTTAACAGTACCTAAACAACATTGAAACGTTGTTTAGCGAGTCGTTATGTTAAATGCTAAACGACATCGTGTTGAAGATTACACTCTTGACATATAAACCAATCTTTTGTTTCATTTTCAAACCTACCAAGCCAATAACCTTGCTCAACGGATTTGCGTTTTTTACACCAATCACATTTTCGAGTTTTAGGAAGCACCTCACATAACACATTATTTGCGTCAGTGAGGGTGTCGCACTTCTTTTTTTCCATTACTCAACCTTTTTATCAATGATTATTTGCAGTTCAACTACGTCATCCACGGCCTTTTTAAATTCCTCAATAGCCTTTTCTAATGCGGACACCTTTTCTTTGAACTCCTCGATATTGTCAATTGAAATCGTTAATACTGTTTTACCTGAATCCATCATGTGAAAAATATATGTGACACAAATTTAACCATACGACACTACATTACAAGTAGATATGCTAATTTAGAACGATTCTAAATAAGCGTTGTAACGTTGTTTTATTTTGCCATGTCAAAAACTATACCGATATTTGACCCATCGAAAAACAAACGACATGACAACTGAACAACTGATTAACTTAGACAACCAAACACTTGTAGAGGCTTTCCACATTCTATTTGGCGTGGATTTCAAAAGAACGTTTCCCGATAATTACAAGGTAGCCGAAATGCGTTCAATCTTCAATGACGGAACGCAACCATGCGTACCTTTCACAAATTGGGTCAAGTGCATCGAATTCCTTTCAAGTAAATTATCATAATACTAATCAAATGAAAATCGACAAACTATTTCGCATCATGGAATCGCCACAGGTTCCTACCATCGTCAGGAACATAGTCCAAAAAGCGGTTTCCAAACTACGTGTTGACTACGGTGGAAGCATCCAAGTTGACAGACTGGAATTGGACATGGTAGCACGGGCTTTAGGCGTAGCACCTATCAAAGCACCAATGGCTACCTTCATTCGGATTTACGATGAAGACGACAATGCTGTGGACATTGAAACGAGAAATTACGATTGGATTTTTGAACCTTTAAAACAAACCTTTTAAACAATGAAAACACTATTTAAATCACTCGCAGCATTCCAACAAGAAGTGCCAGTAATTATAAAAAACTCGCAAGGTTACGGCTATCAGTTCGCAGACCTTCCCGCTATCTTCGAGGTTATCAACCCGCTAATGAAGAAGCACGGACTTGGATTCACTCAGACCGTCAACGATAGCCAACTGGTCACAACTATATTCCACGTTGAATCGGGCGAATCAATCACGGGTTCTGCCAACATTCCGCAAGGTGTGCAACTAAAAGGAATGAACGACTTTCAAGTTCTTGGGTCGGCAATAACTTACATGAGGCGTTACCACCTTTCCGCAATGCTTGGACTTGTAACGGACAAGGACACGGACGCATCAGGAGAACAGGTCAAGAAGCAATCTACTAAACCCGAACTGAAACCGAACACGCCTAAATGGACTGAGGCAGTCAAGTACTTGGCGAATGGTGGCGTAATGTCGAACATTGAGAACAAGTACGCACTCACGGACGAGAACAAGGAGAAACTAATGGACGAGGTATTAGGATGAGAACGAACTTCGACAATTATCGTTTTCGGTGTTCATCGCTTGGTAAGTTGATGACCAACCCGCAAAAGAAAACGGAAACGCTTTCGCAGACAACCAAAAGCTACCTACTTGAAATCTTCAACGAGGAAATCTTCAACAAGTCCAACGAAATAGTTTCAAAGTACTTGGACAAGGGCATACAGGTCGAAGAGGACTCTATTCAGCTTTACGAGCGGGTCAAGGGTACTTTGGTCATTAAGAACGAAGAACGCAAATTCAATGACTTCATTATTGGAACCCCTGATAGTGTCGGGTCGGTTGTCCGTGACTTTAAATCTTCGTGGAACATCAACACGTTTCCGATGTTTGACACCGAAATACCGAACAAACAGTATTACTGGCAGCTTCAAGGGTATATGGAACTTTGGAACATCGACCATGCAGAACTGATTTACTGCCTTGTGGACACGCCCGAAATGTTGATTGAGGACGAAAAAAGGCGAACAAGTTGGAAGTTGGGAATGATTGAACTACCAATCGACCTTGAGGCGGAAATCGACAACAACATGAGATTCCAAACGATACCCGAATACCTACGTGTTAAGGTCTTTAACGTTGAACGGAACAAAGAGGACATCGAACAACTCTATTCAAGAATCGCTGATTGCAAGGCGTATCTGAACGGGCTACTTGACAACTTGGCGAATGGTATTTTATAGAAAGTCACCGTCAAAGTTCGGGTCAATCAAACAGACCTACAACGGCTACAACTATGATTCAAAGAAAGAGGCCGAATACGCTGCCGAATTGGACTGGAGAATAAAGGCAGGTGAAATAACGGCTTGGACACGGCAGCACAAGTTGGAACTACGTGTGAACGGTCAATTGATATGCAAGTACTACGTTGACTTTGCCGTTGAACTACCTGATGGAACGATTGAATTTCACGAGGTCAAGGGTTATGAAACTGACGTTTGGAGAATCAAGTGGAAGCTATCACAGGCGTTATTTCCTGATTCAAAGTTTGTACTTGTCAAGTAGGCTTATTTAGAATCATTCTAAATTAGAGAAAAACGCTTGTAGAATTTTGCCATGTCAAAAACACGCCATACATTTACACCATCGAAAAACAAAACAAAAAACACAAAGCCATGAAAACAGAAATGAGAACTCAAGTAACAATCGAAAGCGAACTAAAAAGAAGAATGGATTTGGTTGAAAACCCTGACTTCAGAAAGTCATGTGTTGAAATAGCCAAGAAACTTGGAATTAGCGCAAAGGACTGGAACGAGAACAAAGGTTTGCTTCTTATGATGTGGGCTAATGAAGTTTGCAGAATAGAGAACGGGAATAACTGAAATCAAACACGGGGCGAGGCATCCTACACCTCATCAAAATGAAACAACCAACACTCGAAGAAGTAATCCAACTGGCGAACGAGAAAGGCATCAAGCCTAATCACATCGCCAAAGAATTGAAGAAGTCAACTGAAACGGTTTACCGCTATTTCTCAGGACAGGACGTAAGCCACAGAACAGCGACAGACATTATAAACTACGTAATAAACAAGAAATGAAAGACAGCAAGACAATTCCATTGAACGACATAACCGTTGAAGCACACTTTGACATTGATTCAGACGAATGCACCATTGACAAAGTAATCTACGCAGGTACGGACGTTACCCGACTGATTGAAGAAATCAACGTTGAATGGTTCAAGGAGCAGGAGGACGAAATCTTTGCAAACTACGGATATGAACCTGACATTGACGCAATCTATGAACGACTACGTGATAAATAGCTACCTCGAAGGCCGCGAAGCCCGAATGATAGGCGTTACCGAATGTCCTTACAGACGCGGTGAACGATGGGTGTGGTGGTGGAAGGGTTGGTTTTCTTTGGTAATGTAAACATGAAAAACAAAAACTACAATGGAATATACAAAGTTCTTAGAAACTAAGAAGAAGTCATTTATTGAAAGTGGATTCGAGCCTGATTCACTTAACCATAATCTGTTCGACTTTCAAGAATACATAGTGCGAACCGCATTGAGGAAAGGTCGGTTTGCCATATTCGCTGACTGTGGACTTGGTAAAACGTTGATGCAGCTTGAATGGGCTAATAAGGTAGTTGAGAACACTGGAAAGCCAGTTTTGATATTAGCACCTTTGGCCGTGGTTGGTCAAACAATTTCCGAGGGAGTGAAGTTCGGAATCCGCGTGAATAGGATAGCGGGTTCAATTACCGAAGCTGGCATCTACGCCACAAATTACGAGCAACTTGAGAATATAGATGCTTCTGTTTTCATAGGTGTCGTATTGGACGAATCCTCAATACTCAAGAATTTCACTGGCAAATACAAGAACCTGATAATTGACACGTTCAAAAGCACTCCTTACAAATTGGCGTGTACCGCTACGCCTTCACCGAACGACCTTAACGAAATCGGTAATCACTCCGAGTTCTTAAATGTATTGGATGCGCAGGATATGCGTTCAAAGTGGTTTGTTCGTGACGAGGGAATGAACAATTATAGGCTGAAAGGACACGCTAAAAAGGACTTCTACGGATGGATTTCATCATGGGCTACTATGCTGACTAAACCTTCAGATATTGGATTCACAAAGGACGGTTACGAATTGCCATCGCTGAACTACATCGAGCGTGAAATCTCAACAGATTCACGCGAGAATGGAATGTTGTTTAATCAGACGAACGTAAGTGCTACGGATTTCAATAGCGAGTTGAGGCTTACATTGATACCAAGAATTGAAGCGGTTGTTGACATTGTAAACAACTCAAATGAACCATTCATTGTGTGGGTCAATCAGAATGAGGAGGCTGACGAAGTCATTAAATTGATTCCAGATGCCGTTGATGTGAGGGGTTCTGAATCTCCTGACATTAAGACCAAAAAGCTACTTGGATTCGCAAATGGTGACTTCCGTGTTTTGGTAACAAAAAAGAAGATAGCTCAATTCGGATTGAATTACCAGCATTGCCGCAACCAAGTATTTGCCGCGCTTGATTTTAGCTTCGAGGGTTTATATCAGGCAATAAGACGCTCGTACAGATTTGGGCAGAAAGAAACAGTTAACATTTACCTTATTACAACAGACACAATGGAGAACGTAGTAAAATCAATTGAAAAGAAACAACGCCAGTTTGAAGAAATGCAATCTGAAATGAACAGATACATAAATGGCGATTCATTTGGACTTCTTAACTCTTACGAGTTCCAAGAGGTTCGCAATGAAAATTACTGGCTAATGAAGGGAGACAGCTGCATTGAGATTTCGCGCATACCTGACAATTCAGTTGACCTGATAGTATTCTCACCGCCTTTCTCATCATTGTTTACTTACTCGAATTACATTCATGACATGGGCAACAATGACAACCACGATGAGTTCTTTAAACAGTACAAATACCTACTTCATGAACTTTACAGGATATTGAAGAACGGACGTTTGATGTGTTGCCATACGAAAGACTTGGCTGTGTACAAAAACTCAAGCGGTTACACTGGTCTTTACGATTTTACTGGCGACCACCATAAAGCAGTTGAAAATGTGGGTTTCAAGTATCATTCAAAGATTAACATTTGGACAGACCCCGTTCTTGAAATGCAGAGGACTAAAACCCAGAGGCTACTTTACAAACAACTGCGTAAGGATTCAAGTTATACGGGTGTCGGATTGCCTGAGTACGTTACGGTGTTCAGAAAATGGGAAGGTGACGAATCCGAATGGACACCGATAAACAATAAGAACGCTTCAAACTTTCCTTTGGACACATGGCAGCAATGGGCATCTCCAGTATGGAACGTTTCAAAAGAGGACATTGAACATTTGGCAGAAATTGAATCACAGTATTGCGTTCAATCTTGGATGGACATTAAACGTACTGACGTTCTTAACAATCGAGAGGGAACTGATTTAGGAGACGAAAAGCACATTGCACCGCTTCAGCTTTCTGTTATACGTAGATGTGTTCAGATGTGGTCGAATGTGGGTGAAACTGTTTTCACTCCTTTCTTGGGCATAGGCTCAGAGGTTTACGAATCTGTCAAATTGAAGCGTTACGGAATCGGAATAGAGCTGAAGGATAAGTACTTTGAAACTGCCGTTAAGAACGTGAACAAGGCGATTGAATCACAATCGCAAATGGCATTGTTTTAATTCGTATATTTGTGATGCTAACTCACATTATGAACCTATTAAATCCCATCGTTCAGCATTGCCATTTAGACCGTTCGGTCGTGTGGGTTAGCCTTTGCTGTTCGGTGGGTATTTTATTTCCATGACACGCGATTCATTCATATTTTACCGTAGCTTCTATGAGGCTATGCAGGAATTGCCAATAGAGGCAAGATGCGCTGTTTACGATGCTATCGCTGCCTATTCCATGAACTTCACAGAACCCGAACTGACGGGACTTTCAAAGGCCATATTCACGTTGATTAAGCCCCAATTGGATGCGAACAACAAACGATACATGAACGGTTGCAAGGGTGCTGAACACGGTGATAAAGGCGGTAGGCCACCGATGGAAACCCCGAAAGAAACGGCTAAGAAAACCCCAAAGAAACCCCAAGAAAACCCCAAGCCAACCCCTAATGATAATGATAATGTAAATGATAATGTTAATCATAAGGATAAATTAATTACTTGGATTGACACCCACGCTGCGCGTGTGAACAAAATGAAAGAACCATTGACGAATGATGAGGCTGCTAAACTTCGTTCCGAGTTCGACAAGGACTATCTGAAAGAACAGTTTGAAGCGATGCACAATTACGAACCGCTGATTAAGAAGAACGTAAGCACCTACAAGACATTCAGAAGCTGGGCGCGGAGAAACGGTCATTACAAGACTTGGCTCAAGAACAAGCCGACAGTTGAAACAGACGATGAAAGGGATGCTCGTATCTTCATGGAAACGATGAAAGAGTACAACATACATAAAACACTACACGGAGAGGAATCCGCGAACGCTAAGTACTTTGAAAACGGTAACTTAATCTTAAACCATGTACGACCTAATAACAACAATAAGCGACTTGCCTAAGTTAGTCGGATGCCACGATTTCCCGAACAGTCCACAGGGTATGCAGCTGATTAAGATGATTTCAGACTTCATCAACGAGGAGTACAAGTACAATGGCAAACAAGTAACCGAGGCTTTCAAAATGGCGGTGAAACGGGAGCTGTACTTGGACGGTAAAAGGGTAGACCCTTCCACGTTCGGGCAACATCTTAGCGTTAACGTAGTGGGGCAGGTTCTGACTGCTTACAAAGAGCATTTGAGAGGCGTAAGGGTAAAAGCGGTTTACAACCCCAACCAGTTACCTGCTTATGAATCAAAGCCGATAACGCCACAGGATGCACACGAAATGATTTTGAAGTGGGTCAAAGAAGAGGGCGAACTTCCAATGAACGCACCTTACAAGCTAGCCTATAAACACCTGCTATCACTCGGAAAGGTCAAGGACGTAAGCGGTGAACAACCAACAACGAGAAGAACACGGTTTTTGAACAAACCAACGGAAAGCATAATCAGCCCCGAAAGACGCGAAGCAGAACAATGGTACACTAAAAACGCAATGCAATGAAACAGTCAGACTACACCACAATAGAGGTAAAATTCGCGAACTATGAATTGATTGAACTGCAATGGTTGGCTGCCAAGACACAAAAGGACGTTGATACGATCATACGCACGGCTGTAAGGCAAAGCATGACAAGCGAACACCGTGACGAAATATCGTTAAGCCTTAACAACACGATTGAAAACGTGATGTACGCCTGTATGAGAACGTACAACGTAAGCCGTGAGCAATTGACTGCGCGAGTTAGGTTTAAAGAATTTGTAGAGCCACGACACATGATGTATTACATATTACGCACCCGTTATCATTTGAAGTACGAGTACATGGGAAAGAAGTTTGGCTATAATTGCGCAACAATAATACAAGCTGTAAAGAAAATAGATGGGTACATAAAGGCTTACACGTTAGTTAGGTACAATTATGAAACCGCGATTGCTTATTTAGAATGATTCTAAATTACGGTGAAATTTTGCCATGTCAAAAATGTGATGTATGTTTGACCCATAATTAACGGGGTAACACACTAAAAGCATAGAAAACATGACAACTTTAACAATCACAGTAAACGGAAACAAAGCGGGAGAGCAAATATTTTTCATCCTTAATGTAGCTAAATCAAACTTCTTAAATGTAGTTGATATGACGTTTGAAACAGTAGAAGATGTTTTAAGAGGAGAAAAAGAAGGACAATACGAAATATCAAAATAATAAACTGGAAAAAACGGGGCGAGGCATCCTACACCTCATCAAAATGAAATACGCCTACGCCTACGTTCTAACCTGTGTCGTTTATCCTTTGTGGTTGATGGCAACTTGGCAAGAACCTAAGAAAGAAGAACCGAAGTACGTGCCTGAGTACGTTTGTGATTGCGGGGCGCGTGACTTGAAGAGATGGAACGACCCTGAGAGACTTACATTGATAACGATAAACGGAACGTTATGACACTGACAGGAAAAGCAAAAGAATTGTTTAGGCAGTACTACGATAAGCTGCCACCTCACACACCTAATCACGTGCCTTACGCTACGTTTATGGGGCTAAACCCATCATTCAAGTGGGGAGTCTATCAGGAGTTCGCTGATTCGAGGAAGATTCTGATTAGTGTTGACGCAATAGACGATTGGACTTCATGGGCATATCAAATACACATGGAAGATTGTTTAGCACCGTTCTTCTTGGCTTACAGTTCAGTTGATGATGGTTTTGAATTTGAAACCCGTGAACAAGCTCGCGAATCAGCGATTAAGAAACTTGATGAACTACTGAACCAATGAGACCAACCCTACACGAATACCTACACGAACAATTCAACAAGCCGTTGAAGATGTCCGAGACTGTTTCAATGAAGTTCAAACGGTGCTATGACTACGGTGAACTGACTGGAAGAAAGCCGAAGATTGAGGACTTCATCGGGGAAAATGCTATCTTCAAAGGTGAGTGGGATATTGTTAAAAATGGTTATGATTACACTGTGTTGGAAAATGAATCATGTTTAATATGGTTTTGGAATAGCGGAAAAATTGAAGTGTTTGGAAAGACTATTGAACGAATCGAAGACCTACCCATCGAAATCGAATTTAAGGACGAGATATGTGGATAGACTTCCAACCATTGATAGGCGGTAGCACACTTGTATGGTACTACTGCGAAGAAACAGAAACGATAAAAACCAAAGTGATATGACCTACAAACTGAAACACCTTAGCAAGTACTGCTGCAAGCCCGAAACCGAAACAGAATTTGAAGCCGTCAAGATGGCTGCTGAATTGGGAGGGGTTGGATGGTTTGAAGAAAACTGTTATCCTGATGAGTTATTCCCGTATCTTTCTGCTTATGTTTTAGATGGGTTTGTTTCGGGTGATTCAAGTGGTGTAGTTAAGAGAAAGGACGAAATCCCCGTCCTCGAATTTTGCCGCAAACTCCGAATGACCGAAGAAGAGGCGCAAGCGTTGGAAGCTGATATGGTTGAATTTGAAGCGTGTCATGTTGATAAAAAATGGCGCTGGAAAGACAATTTCACATTGGAAGCGATGGATGGACATCATCTTAGATTGTCAGAAGATGCCAAAGAGTGCTACTTAGTTAAGGACAATCCAACAAAGTAACGCCAACGTGTAACAAACTATTTCGTATATTTGCCATGAACTAATACTAAGAACATGGCTAATTGCGTTACATACGGGTGTACAGACGTACCCGAACAGGAGTTAAACGTTTGTGGGGCTACTATTGCTGGTGGTGGTCAACAGGCTTTGATTTTCCTTTGCGGTGCTGCAACCGTTACGGCTGAGGATTGGGATAACGACACGCTCGTTTCTCAGGACATTGCCAACGGATTGGCCGCTTTGTTCAAGAACATCAAAGTGGGTATTGCTGCTGGTTCACCAGTAGACCAAGGCGCAACTTACATCGCGGGTCAACCACCCAAGACCGTTACTTACGACTTCACAGGTACATGGATGGACGAGAACGTTAACGAGGTGAACGATGTGAGTTACGATGCTTTGAACGCTGCAAGTGGGTTCGTTGCCGAGGCGGTTTTTATTAAGTTGGCCGATGACGACACCAAAGGAGAGTTGATATACAACACTTCGGGAGGTATTCTTTTCAAAGGTTCTAAAGTAGTTCCTGACGACAACACGGATTCGGTTCACTACGAGTATAACCTTTCGTGGAGGTCTAAGGAATCAACCAAACGCACAACACTACCAAGCGGAATATTCTCTTGATTTTACTGATAGCTTTTGGCAAGCGGGGTTATGGGTTGATGGCTCATAATCTCGCTTTGTCTATTAAAAAAAGGTCTGATATTCCGATACACCTTTACATAACGGACGAACTTCGACCGTATGTAGATGTTTCGATGTTCGCTTCAATCAACCGACTGACTGACGATGACTATAAGACACGCGGAAGGATTGAACCAGCGAAAGTAAAGACACGAATTTACGAGTTAGGACGTAGAATAGGGCTTGAGAAGTTCCTATACTTGGACGTTGACGGGTTATGTCTGAACCCGTTTGACAAGGTATTAGAGGAATTGGATGGCACGACAATCGCAACAGAGATAATCGGCAAAGGTGGAAAGAATGACGTTGTGAATTACTCAATTTGGGCATCAAACGAGGACATTTGGCGCGAGTTCGGACTGAAAGACGATGCTATTCTTTGCGGTGTTCAGTCCAGTTGGATGTACTTCGAGAAATCGACCGTATGCGACAAGTTACAGGAGTACTTGAATTGGTATATGCTCAAAGGTTTACCGCGTTCAATGGTTTCACATCTATGGGGTGGTGCATTGCCTGACGAATTGCTTTATCAGGGCATCTTCGCTAAAATGGGAATAGTGCCAAACACGGCTAAAGGGGTTATCTTCTTTGGGCACAAGAAAGCGTTGGACACACCTAAAGAGGTTTCCGAGAAGTACAATATTTTAAGCCTTTACGGTAATGGAGACGGTAATACATTGACCCGTCCAAAATGGTTCAAGCTATACGATTCTGAATTGCGTAAATTAGGAGGTCACTATTACCCACATGACAGGGTAATGAAGGATAAGCACGTAAACCGTGGAAATTGAAGTAAATAAGGTCTTTTGGGAATGCCTTACCACCGATAAACGCTACGTTCATTCCTACGGTGGAAGGGGTAGCGGTAAATCGCACCATGAAGCACTCAACTTTATATTGAGGATTCTTCAACCCGAATTTTTCAGAGGTGTTTTGGTTAGGGAGGTTTCCGATACTATTCGCGCTTCGCAGTTCCAACTTATCAAGGACTTGATTGAGAAATACGGACTTGGCAACCGTATCATTTCCAACGAAAGTAGGATGGAGTTCTATTGCCCATCAACAGGTAATTCAATCATTTCAACTGGGTTAAAAAAGAGCGCGAAAACAGAAACGGCTAAATTCAAGTCAATAGCCGACCCTACACACGTGTGGATAGAAGAGGCAGAGGAAATCAGCGAGGACGATTTCAATAAGATAGACGGCTCAATAAGAAAGGTAGGCGTAAAATGTCAGATACGCTTCACGTATAACACGAACATCGAACCCGATCATTGGATTCGTCAGAAGTTCCACAAGATTAAAAGAGAAGATACATACTACATTCATTCCACTTACAGAGACAACCTTGCAAATCTGAACAAGGAGTATATTCTAAGCCGTGAACAACTGGCAACCTTAGACCCCGAACGATACGCTGTGGAGGTATTGGGCGAGTGGGGTTCAAAGAAGGTAATTGCACCGTTTGCAAACGCTTACAATCAGGATAAACATTGGAAAGAAACCGCGTACATTCCCGAGATACCTTTAGGCATAAGTTTTGACTTCAACATCGACCCGTTTGCGTTCATCTATTATCAATTTTGGCTCGATAAGGACGGCTATCATTTTCATGTGTTCGATGAAGAAACGATTGAAGGCGGAACAATATCCGAAGGCTGCGACCGTATCTTACAGAAGTTCGGGCGTAGGGCTTTGGTAACAGCTAAGATAACGGGTGACTACTCAGGAACGAATAGGAACATGATGGAACCCGACAAAGCGAACATCTACCAAACAATACTGAATAGACTTGGTGTCAATAGGTCACAGTTAGACATAAGACCGAACCCGACACATCGAAATTCACGGGAACAGGTAAACTATCTACTAACTTACTTTCCAGACTTGCGTATCGGAAAAAATTGCCTAAATTTGGAACGTGACCTTCGGACGGTTGAAATAAACCCCGATGGAACGATAAGAAAAACAGACCGAAAGAAAGACGAACAGAAGGCCGACCACTTGGACGCTTTCCGATACGCGATAAACACACACGAAATTGCAACATGGGTCAAGAACCATCAGAGGTCAACGCCAAACTACGCAAGATAGGAATCGCATTTAAAGACCTTGGACAGGCGTATATCAACCTTTCACGTTGGCCAGAGGACTATCGCCAATTCGAGAAGATAAAGGACTTGGAACAGGAACTAAAGAAACTGACAAATGCCACTACCGAAACCGAAACCACAGGAAACTAAACAGGAGTTCATCAACCGTTGTATGGCCGACCCTATAACGAATAAGGACTTTCCAACGGCAAATCAAAGGTTCGCGGTATGTAACTCGCAATGGAATAAGAAATGAAAGTTTCGTTATTAAAACCAAACCCGAAGAACCCGCGTATAATTCGCGATGATAAGTTTAAAAAACTTGTTGAGTCATTGCGTTCATTTCCTGAAATGATGGAAAAGCGGCCTATGGTATGCGTTACGGACGTGGATGGAAAGCTGTACCCATTGGGCGGAAATATGCGCCTACGTGCCATTCAGGAGCTTGGCATGAAAGAGATACATGATTCATGGGTAGTGCTGGCCGATGATTGGACGGAGGAAAAGCGTTTAGAGTTCACCATCAAGGACAACGCTTCTTTTGGTGAATGGAATTACGAGGACCTCGCGAATGAATGGGACGCGGAGCAGTTAAGTGATTGGGGTGTGGATGTGCCGCGATTTGCTGACGAAGATGAATCTATTGCAAAAAAAATAGAAGAAGTAGAGCGTTGGTATTTGAACATTGAATTTAAGAATGAATCAGACGTTAGCGAATGGTATGACAAGCTAATATCAGAGGGTCTAATTTGTAAAATAGTGCAATGACATTTCCGAAAACAATAGACGTTAAACTTGAATCTGAAGTTTTCACTAATTTTAGATGTCAAGTAGCTGCGAACAGTTTGGATATAGACGCTAAGAAAAAATCAAAACATCATCTAAGAATTGAAAACGTCAACATACCGAATGAATGGAATATCGGTTTGATATATGGCGCAAGTGGTTCTGGTAAAACGACTACTGTAACTAAATTGTTCGGTTCGTCTGTATTTGAAACGATACTTGATGAAGAACAACCTATAATAAACCAATTGCCAAAAGAGTTCACTTATGAAGAATGTGCTGCGTTGCTAAACGGCATCGGATTAAATTCAGTGCCTTGTTGGATTCGTCCAGTTAAAACATTGTCAAACGGACAAAAAGCAAGGGCAGAAGCCGTTTTGTTAATGTGTCAAAATAAAGATGTGGTCTTTATTGATGAATGGACTTCTGTTGTTGATAGAACCGTGGCAAAGGCAATGAGTATATGCTTGCACAAATACGCAAAGCGAACGAATAAAAAAATAGTTCTGCTGTCGTGTCATTATGATATAATCGAATGGCTTAAACCTGATTGGCTCATTGATTGCAATACGCAAAAATTTGAACTTCCAAAGTCGAAGGATTTTTTTTTTACAGAACGCGAACAGCTCACATTCACGATACGAGAAATCGGCAGAGAAAGTTGGAAGTATTTTAGCAAGTATCACTATTTGAGCGAACTGTTGCCCGGAGGTAAAATATATCTATATGGGCTTTTTGACGGTGACAATCAAATAGGGTTTCAATGTTTTGCGAATTACACCCCTCACAAATCAGGCACAACGATTATATATCACTCAAACAGAACTGTTATCCATCCCGATTACAACGGACTTGGACTCGGGATAAAACTCATAAATGAAACGAGCAAATTGATGCAACAAAAATTGAAGTGCAGAATCATGGCCAAATTTTCGTCAATCCCTGTATATAAAGCAATGATAAAGCAAAATGAATGGGTCTTTTTGAAAGAAAATAGGTTGATGGGTAAAATGAAAAAAGGGGGAAATATGCAGCGAACTGGAGGATTTCGTGAGGGTGGCGTAAAAACTTTTAATTTTGAATTCAAAC